CGGTCACTTTTCAAAAAATAAGCAAAATAGCTCGTGAATTATATGCAAACGAATATGTAGTTTCTCTTGTCGGAATGTCACTTCTCCTTATATATACTACGCGGGGGACAAAAAGTATATATATACCATAGTAGTACAAAACGGACATCATATGTATACAAAACGGACACCCTAATAATACGAGATATGGGTACCAAAAAACTACATATTCGTTTGTATAAAAATTACGAGCTAGTTGGTGTTTTTCTTGAAAAGTGACCGCCCTTTATGTACTAATTATCGTTAATGACGTTTTTGTCCATATTTGAAAGGTGATTGCATGACAAGGCCCGTGGTTAACATGACGACAAACGAAGTGTATCCGACAGTTCGGTTAGCCGCTGAGCATTTCGGAATTTCTCCTTCTTGTATGACTATGCGACTCCGGCAAGGAATTAGAGAATTTTTTGGAGAAATTTGCTTGTATGAACATATATTGAACAATATAAAATTGGAAATGGAAGATTCAGAAAGGGATTAATCATGGCTGGGCGATATGGAATCCCAATAATCAAGATCTCCACCGGAGAGCGATACTCCTCAGCGAGAGAACTAGCCAAACACCTAGGCGTAGATCACTCGAGTGTTACTAACCATCTTCGGGGTAGGCGCTTCACGTTGAAGGGGGCGATTTATCGATACGCACATGATGTGGAAGAAGACCCAATTTAATAGCGAGTTAGCGAGGCCTGATGCATGAACAATGGAAAGTCGTTGACGAATTCCCAAACTATGAAGTCAGTAACTTTGGCGAAATTCGAAACTCAAAATTCTCAAGACCTAACCGCACTTCGCTAAATACCAACGGTGTGGTTACGACTTACCTGTGCAAAGACAAGAAGCAGTATGCACGTTCGTTAGCGCTAATAGTTGCTAAGGCCTTTTTAGATAAACCAGAAAGAGCAGACTTCACGAACATCATCCACCTAGATGGGAATAAGCAAAACTGTCTCCCCAGTAACCTGGTCTGGCGTCCTTACCACTTCGCAGTCAAGTATAATCGTGAGCGATTGAAAGACCCCTTCCCAGATTGGTCTACTTCCTTCCGAGTTAACGAAACTAATGAGGTGTTTGATCACCCACGAGACTTCGCCATGAAGTATGGGCTACTCGAGATGGCTATATATTCGGCTTTGGTAGAAGGACGTCCGTTATTCCCAGGAAACTTCACAGTTGAGTTCATAAAAGTACATATTCGCAAGCGTGTAAAACTTGCGATATAATAGAAGGAGTAAACACAAGACTTTTTGATTGAATTTTGGAGGAGCCGTTCCATGGCACGCGAGAGTGTGTACCAATCACGGGTCATACTTGATGCTAAGAAACGGCTCCCCGGTTCGGTTGTTATCAAGCTAGACCCGGAACTAATGCAAGGAATACCCGACCTTCTAATTCTTTACGGTCCTTGGTGGGCTTTGCTCGAGGTAAAGAAGAGTGCTAACTCGCCAAAGCAACCCAACCAAGAGTACTACATTAAGATGTTCGGGCAAATGGGATTCGCAGCATTTATATATCCGGAAATTCATGATGAGGTGCTTGATGGACTTCAACAAAGGTTTGACGAACTTGGTAGGAACACATTCATTCCTTAGTCCTAGTTCACCAGCGTGGATAAACTATTCTGAAGATAAACTAGACCGAGTCTTCTTCACTGCGATGGCCGCAAAGCGTGGAACGGAGCTTCATGCTTTTGCAGCACAAGCTATCAAACTAGGCGTTCGTCTTCCTGATACATCGAAGACACTCAACTGTTTTGTCAATGACGCCATCGGTTTCAGAATGACCCCAGAACAGCTAGTGTTCTATTCTGTTAACTGCTATGGGCATGCTGACGCGTTGGGTTTTAACAACCACATTCTTAGAGTGCATGATCTTAAGACTGGCGTGGCTGAGGTATCGCCAACTCAACTCGAGATCTATGCGGCTCTATTCTGTCTTGAATATCGATTCAAACCTAACGAGATTAACACAGAACTTCGTATCTATCAGAATGACGAAGTCAAGATCTTTGCAGTAGACCCCGATTCTATCTTTCATATCATGGATAGGATTGTAACTTTCGATAAGCGAATTGAAAGTTTGAAGGCGGAGATAGCATGATCATCACAGAAGAACAGTACTTGATGCATTATGGGATTCTCCGTAAGTCCGGGCGCTACCCCTGGGGTTCTGGAGAAACACAAGAAGAACGTAACAGAACTTTTCTAGGCATGGTCGAGGAACTTCGCGCTAAGGGTATGAGCGAGTCGGCTATCGCTAGAGGTTTTGGTCTTACCACAACTCAACTTCGCGCAGCAAAATCTATTGCTGTAACGGAGAAGCGTGCGGCCGATATCGCTTTTGCGCAGAGACTTAAGGATAAGAATTATTCCAACGTTGCTATTGGGCAGCGTATGGGTATTAACGAGTCGTCAGTTCGTGCCCTCCTAGCTCCCGGGAAAGCTGCTAAAGCCGATATACTTGGCGCGGTTACCGGTATGCTTAAAGACCAAGTAGCAGAAAAGGGCATGCTCGATATTGGAACTGGCGTAGAACGTCATGTTGGCGTTAGTTCCACTAAATTGGCGACAGCTATCGCGCAGTTGAAAGAGCAAGGATACACGGTTCATTACGTTAAAGTAGAACAATTGGGTACCGGGCAACAGACAACCCTCAAGGTGCTGGCGGGTCCCGATGTCAAATACGGAGACGTTTATCGCAATCGTTCTAATATTAGACAGATCACTGAGCACACCATTGATGGCGGGCATACGTTTCTCGGCATTGATCCTCCTCTGTCGGTCAGTTCTAAGAGGGTGGGGATCAGGTACGCAGAAGATGGTGGAACAAACGCTGATGGAGTAATCTATGTTCGCCCAGGTGTTAAAGATTTGTCGCTTGGCGGGTCTCGTTATGCTCAGGTGCGCATTGCTGTTGATGGAACTCATTACTTGAAGGGTATGGCCATCTATAAAGATGACCTACCTCAAGGCGTAGATCTAGTCTTCAACACGAATAAAAGTAATTCTGGTAATAAGCTAGACGCAATGAAGAAGATGAAAGATGATCCCGACAATCCATTTGGGGCCATCGTTCGTCAGATACATACTGTTGATCCACAGACAGGAAAGAAACAACTTTCTTCTGCGCTTAATATTGTCAACGAAGCGGGAGATTGGCAAAAGTGGAGTAAGACTCTCTCGTCGCAGATGTTGTCAAAACAAACCCCTACTCTTGCTAAAACGCAATTGGCTATGACTTATGAGCGTAAAGCTAGAGAACTAGAAGAGATCATGAGCCTTACCAATCCTTCGGTTAGGCGCACTCTTCTTCAGTCGTACTCTGACGATCTTGATTCTGCTGCTGTTCATTTGAAAGCCGCGGCTTTACCACGCCAAGGCTCGCATGTTATTCTGCCTGTGGAATCATTGAAAGCTAATGAGATTTACGCCCCCAATTATAGGGATGGCGAACGTGTAGTTCTTATTCGTTATCCACATGGTGGTATATTCGAAATTCCAGAATTGGTAGTTAACAATAGGCATCCTGAAGCTAAACGTTTGCTTGGTAGAGCTCCAGATGCCGTTGGCATCAATCCGAAAACAGCTGAGCGTTTGTCTGGTGCCGACTTTGATGGCGATACAGTTCTTGTAATTCCCAACAACCATGGTAAGGTTAAGACCGAACCTGCGTTGGAAGGTCTTAAGAATTTCGATCCAAAAGTATCATACCCAAGTTACCCAGGTATGAAACCTATGAGTGCTCGCACTAAAGGATTCGAAATGGGTGATGTTTCAAATCTGATCACAGACATGACAATCCGAGGCGCAACTCAGACTGAACTGGCTCGCGCTGTTAGGCATTCGATGGTTGTTATCGATGCTGAGAAACATGTGCTTAACTGGAAGCAATCGGCCTTAGACAATGGTATAGCACAACTAAAGGCGAAATACCAAGGTAGTGCTAGAGCAGGTGCGAGTACTCTTATATCTAGAGCATCATCCAGAGCAGACGTAGCAGAAAGGAAAGCTCGTTCTGCATCAGAAGGTGGCCCTATTGATACCAAGACGGGGCAAAAAGTTTATACCCCTACTGGAAACAATTGGGTTAATGCTAAAGGTGAAACAGTATTCAAGACTCAACGTAGCACTAAGTTGGCTGAAGTTAACGATGCGCACAAACTGTCATCGGGCACACCTATCGAGAGAATCTATGCAGATCACTCGAATAGTTTGAAAGCACTAGCCAATAAGGCACGTCTTGCTTCATTGGCTACAAAATCAATACCCTATTCGGCTTCAGCAAGAACCGCCTATGCAAATGAAGTCGCGTCCCTTAGTGCGAAATTGAACATCGCCCTTAGAAACGCACCCCTTGAAAGACAAGCCCAAGTTCTGGGCAACGCTATACTAGCCCAGAAAAAGGCGGCTAATCCCGACTTAGAACCTTCTGAAATCAAGAAGTTAAGAGCACAAGCCCTAAAAGAAGCGCGTTTGAGAACAGGCGCCCATAAAGAACGCATAGACATTACAGATAGGGAATGGTCTGCCATACAAGCAGGCGCTATTAGTGCTAGTAAATTGCAGTCTATTCTAGCTAACTCTGATCTAGATCATATAAAGAAGTTGGCTACGCCAAAGCGAGAACTGCTAATGACAAGCCTTATGCGCCAACGTGCGCAGAACATGTATGATAATGGCTACACACAGGCTGACATTGCTGATGCTTTAGGCGTATCAGTATCCACATTAAAGACTGCGTTATAGTGAAAGGACTGTGATGATTGAGTACATGCTTAGCACTATAGACAATCCTTACAATCCATTCACTAACTTTGATGATTGGTTTGCTTATGATGAAAGACAAGGCTACCATACTCTTGCCTACCTAGCAAGGGTAACTTATCAATCAAATGAATTAAGTGAAACTGATCAAAATGTCGAATACAATCGTGCAATCGAAGAAGTTGTACAATTAAATATTAGTGGTCGATATATTAAAGTATCTAGTGAATCAAATTAAAATTTAATAGTACTGGGGGGAGGGTCTCGCAAAATGAGACCCCCTCCTTCAT